GTTACTTGAAAACTTTAGATTATAAAGAGGCTTGGGCTGAGTATTGGAGTAGAGCCGATAAAGAAGAAAAAGATTTTTTTATTAATCTACCTAATTTTGACTCTGATATTTTTGAAGAAATTACTGGAGTTAAAGTAGGTGATAATTCTAAAAAACAGGAGTTATTAGATAAAGCCCAAGAGCTTATAAAAAAAGCTGAGGAACTTAAACAGAAAGCTGAGGAGTGTTTATAATAATATTAATTTAATTTATGACAGAAAAATTAAAACCAGTTCAAAAAGGATATGTAATGGTAGTTAATGAAGCCGGCAAGGTTGTTAGTATGCCTATGATGAGCGAGGTTTGCACTGTTCGTGAGACTTTTCAAATGGAATATGGAGAAGAAGAAGCGGAAGATATGATTTTATCCATTAAGGAAATTTGGAAAGGATTTTATCCAGATTGTGAAATTGTAGTTAGATAGTTTGCTTTTTAATTTTAAATTGTGATATATTAATAGTTAGCATAAAAGGTCATTTAATCGAAATGGCGGTGCAAATTCAATTTGTACCGTCTTTTTTTATACCCAAAGGAGAAAAATTATGAAATTTAATAGATTTATTCCAATTACAAAAACAGATAAAAAAAAGAAAATGGTTTATGGGTGGGCTTCTACTCCTGATTTAGATAGTCAGGGCGAAGTTATAACTGTTAAGGCTCTTAAAAAGGCTTTACCAGATTATCTAAAGTTTCCTACTATTAGAGAAATGCACCAACCTAGTGCTGTAGGAGTAACCAAACAAACTAGGATAGATAGTAAAAAAGGCTTATATATTGGTGCAAAAGTTGTTGATGCTGATGCTTGGGAAAAAGTAGAGGAAGGAGTTTATCGGGGTTTTAGTGTAGGTGGAAATGTAATTGATAAAACAGATAATATTATTAATGAATTAAGTTTAACCGAAATTTCACTGGTAGATAGTCCTGCTAATAAGCAAGCTAAAATTACTGTTTTTAAAGCTGATAATGTAGAAAATATTTTAAAACAAGATTTAGATGTTTTAAAAATGAAATATGGTGAAGTTTTTGATAGTTCAATGATTTTAAGATTAGCTCAAGATTTAATATTTTTATATGACAATTTTAAAGCTAAAGGAAAATCAACTAAACAAATTGAAAAAACTATTGATAATTTAATCAAGTTATCTGAAAAAGTATTAAATGAAAAAGAACAAGAAAAATTTGATTATGTAGTAGATATGAAAAAATTTGTTAATGAATATGCTTTGAAATCAATAGAATTTGCTATCCCAGAACAAAGAGAATTGCCTATTAATTCTGTTGATAATATTAAGAAATCTATTATTAAATTTTTAATGGGTGCTTATGAAGATAGGGAAATGGTTAAGAAACGAATTTTAAAAGCTATGGTTGAAAATAATATTGAGATTGATGATTTTGTTAAATTAAGTGAATTATCAAAATATGAATTAAATAATCGTTCTATGTTAAGTGTAATGTCACCTCATAGTAAAAATGTTAATAAAATAATTAAATTATTAAAGGAAGAATTTATGAAGAAAAAAGAAAAAAAAGTTAAAAAAGTTTTAAAGAAAACCCCAAAAAAATTAGAGGTTAAAAAACCTAATGTGGTAATTGATGAAGCTATACAAAAAGTTAAAAAACCTAGTTTAGAACAAAAACTAGAAAAACTTGAAAATAAGGTTGAAAAAAAAGAACCTAAAATGAAAGTTAATTTTAAAAAGTTTGAAAGCATTGATAAGAATTTATCAAAAATGGCTTCTATTTTAGAGAAGTTTGATGAAAGATTAGAATTGCTTGAAAGCCAACCTCAAAAATCTAAGACTAAAGTTTCTTTAGTTGATAAAAGTTTTGATAAAATTAATGATGAAAATAGTGAGGAAAAAGATGTTAAGTTAGTGAAGCTCAACGAGGAAATTAATAAAATTGTAAAAATAAAAGAAGCTAACCCTAATGAATATGCTTCTGATATGGAATTGCAAGAAAAAGCTCGCAAACTTTTAGATGAAAGAAGTCAATTATTAAGACAATAAAAAAGGAGAAAAATGTTAAATAAAATACAGTTAGATAGTCAAGAGCTTTTAAAAGCCCTGAACGCAGGTGGCTTTGAAAGTCTTTCTGACTTTAAAAAGGCTGCTGAAACCGCTGCTACCAGCACTTTCAGTCCTGACTCTCGTTCCGTATTCTCTCCGGAGAATTTAGAGCAAGAAGTTAAATTAACAGTCCCAAAAGCAACGCCTCTAAGAAATAGAATTTCAAGAGTGCCGGGATTTGGAGAAGCTACCGCTTGGAAAAGAATGACCTCAAAACTTCATTCTCGTTCTGGTGGGATGGCTGGCATAGGAACAAATACCTCAATTACTTTTGCTGATGCAGGCGCACCTAGTGAAACCACTCAAACTTATACAGTTGAGTCGGAAGCCTATAAATTATTAGGTCGTAAAGTAGAGGTTGGAGGATTAGCTATTGCTTCTTCGAGAAGCCAAGCAGGCGGAAATATGTTCGAACAAAGACGCAGACATAAAATTGTTGAAGTAATGCTCGGAGAAGAAGAATTAATAATCGGCGGAGATAAATCAAATGTAACGACAGAATTTGATGGACTTAGTAAACAAATTACTACCAATTCAGGTAGTCGTTCTTTACTGACTGTGTCTGGAGTTAATTTAGATATTGCACAAACTATTTATCAAGAAGGCGGAAGTCCAACAATGTTAGTAGGTAATGCAAGACAAATGAAATCTTTATCTGATGAATTACAAGGATCAAGCATCCAAAGAATTGTTGTTGATAATCAAGGAAATGCTATTGGAGGTATGAGAGTGGCTAAAATGGTTAACGCCGTTGATGGTTCACTAATTGACCTTATAACTAGCAGATATGTAGCAGATCAGGCTTTCTTATTAACTGAGAGAGACGAAACTGGAATGGTTCATATTGATATTTCTGAACTTATCCCATTGAGTCAAGTTGATGTACCGTCAAGTAATTTCAGTACAATTTCATTCGTACTAGAAGCACTTACTTTAAGGGTATGGGCAGAGCCTTACCAGTTTAAATATACCGGAACAGCTTTACTTTAATCTGTTTCTTTATAGAGCCACCCTTTCGGGGGTGGTTCAATTAAGGAAATAAATTATGACCATAAATTTTATATCCAATGACGAATTTAGAAATATGAATCCGAATTTAGATTTATCTAAGTACACGGAAACTACTTTGTCTGGAGTGATAACTAGAGCTACTGCTAAGGTAGAAAATTATTTAGAATATACCTTACCTTATGAAACTATCACAGATGAAAAAATTGAGGGATATATTAATAGTAATTATGATTTGGTTATATATCCTCGCAAATATCCTATTGATAGTGTTTCTTCCATTAAAATAGTAAAAGGAACTTATAGCGGAGAAATTAATTTAACTACAACTAATTATGATATTCCCAGTAGAGAAGATGAAATAAATATTTCAGGTGCAAGCCTTGCTTTAGATACAGTTAGTATGCTTGATTTAGAAACACTTAGGCATAATGATTTTTATGTAGAAATTACTTATAACGCAGGTTATCAAATGTATGATAGACCTCAAGTTTTAATAGATGCTATTAATTTATATGCTAAAGATGAAGTATCTAGAGCTTTAAATGCTAGTGGTGCTAGTGAAGTCAGACAAGGCGGAGTTACTATAAAATATGCCAACTCTAAAGGTAAAAGTGATTTTATTCAAGATGCTGAAACTTTACTTTTAACCTTAAAGAGAGTAACCGGCTTTTAATATGTTTTTTGATAAAAAAGCTTCTATAGAAAGAATAAATCCCGTAGTAGGTAATGTTAACAAAGGTGAATTTAAAGCAGTTTCAGGACTTGAAGATATAAATGTAAATGTTCAACCTGCTAGCTCTGAACATACTGCTTTAGTAGGTGGGATTTTTGGAGAAACATATAATCTCTTTACTACAGTATCGGGAATTAAAACAGGAGATAGATTAACAGTTAGCGGAACTTTTATAGATGGATTGACTCAGAATAAAAAAATTAGAATTAAAAATATTAATAATTGGTCATTTGGACCATTACCGCATTTTGAAATTACTTGTACAGATTTAAAATGATAGTTTTAAAAATTGAAGGATTAAAAGAATTACAAAGAGATTTTGCTAATGCTCCTCGAGTAATTGAAAAAAGATTAACGGAAGCTATTAGAAAAAGTACTGTTGTAATTAAACAAAACATAGCTAGGAAAGCACCGGTTTTTGAGGGTGTTTTAAAAAAATCAATAATTAATAAAGTTAGAAAAATGTACGGAGAAGTAGGAATAGCTAATGCAGTTAAGAATTATGCAGCAGTTATGGAATATGGCAGAAGAGCGGGGGCTAAAATGCCACCACCTGATGCTTTAAAGCCTTGGGTGAGAAGAAAATTTGGTGATGAAAGTTTGGCTTTTGTAGTAGCAAGATCAATAGGAAAAAAAGGAATTAAAGGCAAACATTATTTTTTAGATGGAACTAAATACAGTATGCCTCAAGTAAATAAATTTATTGAAAGTGCCGGAGCAAAAATAACAAGTGATATATGAGCAATAATATAACAAACATTAGAGATAATATAAAAGCAAAAGTTGCTGAATTAGCAAGCCTTTCTTATGTTTATGATTATGATACAGGCGATGTAGAGGGAACGCCTTTTGCTACAGTTACACCAATAGCAGGAAGTAGTGAATTTGGAGATAGCGCAGGAAGTGAAAGCGGAAGGAATATTCAAACAATAGAGTTTCTTGTAAAAGTTTTTCAAGTTAGAGATGTGGATGATTTTGAAGGACAAAGAGCAGAGAATATTAGTTTAACAATTTTAGATGAATTGTTAACAGCTTTTCATTCTGATATAACTTTAAGCGGTAGTGTTTTATGGCAAAGACCGACTAATTGGTTTGCAGAATATGAAGTCTTAGATCAAGTAGTTAGAACTTTACAAGTCACTATCACAGCTACAAAAGATATTAATAGTAATTAAAAATTAAAAAGGAGGATTTATGTCTTTAGAAATCGGCAGACAAGGATATTTAGGCTTTGCTTTGGAAAGTGTCGCAGGCACACCAGAAACTACCCCTGATGTCTTTGTTCCATTTACAGAAAATAGTTTAAAAGAAATGCACGAACCTTTGCTTGATAATTCAAGTCGTGCTAGTCGTGTGAAAGATCACGATGTAATAGAGGGTAAAAAGTGGGGAGAAGGTAGTTTATCAGCTTATGTAGACTCTAATAATTTAGGATATTTTCTTAAATTAGCTTTAGGAAATGAAGCTAAAACTGTTGTTGGTGGCACACCAGAAGTAAACGATCATCAATTTTATCCAACTACATCAGGTAATAGTCCTAAGAGTGCTACTATTTGGAATTATCGAGGTGATGACCCAAGTGTAAAACAACATTCTTATTCTTGTGCTGATACTTTAGAACTTGAAATCACTAATGAAGAAATTGGAACAGTTACATCTTCTATAATTTCCAAATTTCCAATAAAAGTATCTGCTCCAACTTTGACTACAGCTAGTGGAACTTTACTCACTTGGAAAGATATGAGCGTTTATATTGGAACAGATGTAAATAATGCCTTAAGTCAAACACCTACTAAATTGACTAATTTTAAATTAGAAATAGCTAATAATGTAGAAGCTCAATATAGAAGTGGAGACAATGAACCTAGTGATATTACAGTTGGCGAATTAGAAGCAACTGGAGAATACACAGTATTTTTTGAAAACGATACTGAATTAGATGCTTTTAGAGATATGACCAAACGAGCTATGGTGGTTGATTTAACAGGTGCAAATATAGGAAGTGGATATACCGAAAGAGTGAGAATTCAAATTCATAGAATGGTAGTTGAAGAAAATGAAACCGCTACTGACCTTGATGGCATTTGGGCTTTAACTCAAACATTTAGATTAATTCAAGGAACAGCTACAAATCCGGGTTATTTTGATGCTATTGTTAGAAATCTAAAATCAACAGTTTATTAATCTTAGACAGATAAAACCTATTTTTAATTGTCTAGAATTATAAAATTATTTATGGAAGGTATTTTATTAGAAGAAGTTAGAAATAAAACTAAAGTAATTTTACCTAAAAGCAAGGCTACTGTTTGGATTTATGATGATATTTTAGCAGGTGAAATTTTAGGCGGAATGCAAGTAAATGCAGTCGGTAAAATGGAAAGCGCTAATGTTATTCAAATAATTGTTTCTTTAATAGCTGATTGGAATTTTATTAATAAAGAAGGCGATAAAATAGAAATTAATGAAGAAAATATAAATAAATTATCTATTAAAGATTTTCAAGTTTTAGCAGATCAAATTAATGTTTTAACTGAAAAAAATAATATTAATAGTGAGGAAAAAAAAATTTAATACAGCAATTATACTTAGGTCTTAGTGGAAGAAAAAGCAAAATACCATTTGAATTTAGGAATATACAACTTTGTAGAGAATTACATATTGATTATTGGACTTTAATGTTACAGCCTAAAAGGTTTATTAATCTTTTAGAAATGTATTTGAATGTCGAGGGTAAAGTTCAAAAAGAACAATCCAAAATACAATCAAATAAAACTAATTCATTAAATTCTAAAATTAGAAAATATGGCAGATAAAGACTTAAAAATAATCATCTCCGCTGTAGATAAAGCCTCCAAAACGCTTAATAGCATAAGTGATAAAACTGCTAATTTAGGAAAAACTTTAGCTAAAGTTGGTGGCGTAATGACTATCGTTGGTGGTGTTATAACTGGAATAGGTTACAAAGCTGTGGAAACTGCTGCTGATTTTGAAAGAACAAGAATGGCATTAAATACCCTAACTGGTGATGCTGAAACTGCCGGAATACTTTATAAACAATTAATAGATTTTGCTAAAGAAACTCCGTTTAATTTTTCAGAAGTCTTAGAGGGAAGTAATCAATTACTTGCTATGGGTGCTTCTGTTGAAGATGTTATCCCTGAATTAAAAATGCTAGGTGATGTTAGTGCCGGTTTAAATGTTCCTATGAGTAGATTGATTTATAACTTTGGTCAAGTAAGAGCGCAGGGAGTTTTAACAGGAGTTGAATTAAGAGATTTTGCTAGAGCAGGTGTACCATTAATTTCTGAATTAGCAAAACAATTTGATGTAGCTGAGTCGGAAATAAAAGAAATGGTCAGTGCTGGCAAAATTGGTTTTGATGATGTGGAAACAGCGTTTACATCAATGACCGGCGAAGGTGGTAAGTTTTACGATTTAATGGATGTTTTATCTGAAAGTACCGCTGGAAAGTTTGAAAAATTAAAAGATGAGATAGAACAAAGTGCAAGAGCTTTAGGAGATGCTTTATTACCTGCGGTCAATTCACTACTTGAAGCTATTTTACCATTGGTTGAAAAATTTACTGCTTTTGCAGAAGCTCACCCTAAAATAGTTTTAGCCTTTTTTGCCATTGGTGCAATTTTATTAGTTTTAGGCACTATACTTATTCAAGTAGGATTAGCTTTAATGGGTTTTGCTGCTATTATTCCTATAATTACCCCCATTTTAGCTGCTTTAGGTGTAGCGATTGGTGCGATAACTTTACCCATACTTGCAGTTATTGTTATTATTGGTCTTTTAATTTTAGCTGTAGGTTATTTAATATTAAATTTTGAAACTTTAAAAGAAAATGCTATTTCAATGTGGACTACAATTCAAATTGCTTGGTCAAATTCTATTGAACTTATTAAATCAATAATTAATGAATTTATTAGTTCTATTATTCTTGCTTGGAATAATTTTTTTTCAGAATTAACTAATACAATAAATACTTTTAAAGTTAATACTTCTAAAAAGTGGCAAGCCTTAACTTCAAATATAAAAGCTCAAACAAAAGGAATGCAAGTGATAGTTACTTCTGAAGTTGGAATTATGAAAAGCAAATCTTTACTTAGTATTGAAAGTTTAAGGGCTTTAGGAATAGCTAAATTTAATTTATTTAAAAATCAAACTCAAAGATTATTTCAAGAATTAGCTACAATAGTTAAAACAAAAATACAAGAAGCTAGAAATGCTGTAGATGCTGGAGTTAACGCTATTGTTGGATTTTTAAGTAAATTAGCGGGTGCTATTGGAGATGTTATAGGTAAATTTAAAGAAATGGCGACTGCTGCTAAAGATGCTGTTTCAGCTGCTGGTTCTAAAATTGGTGGGGCTTTAGGTTTTCAACACGGAGGAGTTATACCGGGCGGAAGCACAAATGCTGTCCCCGCAATTTTACACGGAGGGGAAAGGGTTATATCTAGGACAGGTGCTGATGTTAATTCTGGCGGTTCTGGTAATGGCTCAATAACTCTAATCGTTGAGGGTGATGTGAATAGTATGGAAACAATAGATAAAATAACAGAAGCCGTTAAAATGGCTCTAGGGCGAGATAATGAACTCGCTCAGCAAGGGGTTGGGGTATGAGTATAAATCCAAAATTTAATAATTATTCACTACAAACAGATAGCATAATAACTAAAAAGATTGAATTTAGAACTAGAGCTAAAAGAAAAATTGAAAGTCAAGAAATAGCTCGTAGAATGGGAAAGAAAATGCTTAATGAACAATTACAAGAAAAAGTGATTGAATTATCAGGTATTATTATTGCTGAAAGTTCTGCCGATTTACAAAGCAAAGTTGATGAATTTACTCAAGAATTATCTGAAATAGAAAAAAATTTAATAATAGAAGGTTCAAGAGCTTACACCGCTACTGCTGAAAGAATTTCTATTCCTGATAAAACTTACAGCCAATCAGTTGCTAATTTTGATGTTCAATTTGTTGTAGCTGAGGGATTTGCTAAGGATAATTTATTAACTGCGGTAACCTTATTGCCTTCGGGAACTTTAACGACAACCATTAGTCCTACTATTTCTGGAACTGTTAGCAATCGTCCTTTATTTAGATTTACTTTACCAAGCGGACAGGGCGAGACAAATATAAACACTATTATTTTAACTAATCAAGCTACTGGTAATGATTTAACTGTATCTGGAATTTGGCAATATGAGGATGTAGTTGCTATTGATTTTGATAATTATCAAATTACTAATAATGGTGTTATTATTGATTATATTGGTGCTATGGATTTAATTGAAGTTGGAAATAATGTTTTTAATGTAACTGTTTCAGGTAGCAACGATGGAACTAAAATTAATTTAGAATACAACCCTCGTTATTGGTAATTATGACTAATAAATATTATATTTACAAAATTTATGATAATGGAGTATTAATAAAAACTTGGAATAAAGAAGTTATATCTATTCCTTATTTTACAACTACAATTAATGGTTTACCCGGTCAAATGTATGTAGATTTAGCTAGAGAATTTAATGAATTTGGCGAGGATTTAGATGTTAAAGTTCAAAATAGAGTTGATTGTTATATTTATGATAATGAAGAACCGGAAGGTTCAATACTTTATAGAGGATATATCTCAAGTTATGAACCAATTTTAGATAAGGGAAAAGAAAAATTGAGAATTACCTTATTCCCTTTAATGAGCCAATCAGGAAGATATATTTTAGAAGATAGTGATGGAAAAACAAAAGTAACTTACAACTCCTACGACCCAAGTGATATTTTATTAGATGTTTATCAAAATATGCTTGATGCAGGAGCAAGTTTTGTTTCACTTGGTTCTAGTTTATGGGATAACGCTTTGTGGGATAATGGAATGTGGGATGATATTTTAGCTTTAGATGTAGAAGATACTGACACAAAAGTTTCTTATACTTTTAATACTAATACAATAAAAGAATGCATTGATAAATGTTTAGAATTAGCGCCTGCTAATTGGTATTATAGGGTTGATCCTGATGATACTTTAGTTTTTAAAGAAAAATCTACCGACATAGATCACGATTTAAGTATTGGAATACATATTAAGAGTGTTCAAATTCAACAAAGAACTGAGAAAATGACTAATGAAATTTTTTTTATTGGAGCTGGAGATCCCGCTTTATTTAAAAAATATTCTAGAGAAGGTTCAATATCTGCTTATGGTAAATTTTCAAAAAAAATAGTAGATCAAAGAGTTAGCGTCGAGGAAACGATGGATACAATGGCTAATAAGCAATTAGATGAAGGAGAATTGCCCGAAACTAGACTTAAAATTATAATTCCAGATAATAATGGAAGTGATACAGATAAAGGTTATAATATTGAGAGTATTAAATGCGGAAATACTTTAAGAATTAAAAATTATAAATTTGGTCAAAGAATAGAGGTATTATGGGATATTGCAAAATGGGATACAGATTTTTGGGATTATGACTTGTCAAGCGTAGCGGGAAATGCTTTACTTATTACTAAGACGATTTATCATCCTAATTATTTGGAAGTTGAAACATCTTCACGCTTTCTAGTAGTTGCAAAGCGAATAGAAGATATAAATAGAAATTTAGTAAATACTCAAGTAATTAATAATCCAGATATCCCGTCTGAATATATAGAATAGGAGAAAAAAATATGTCTTTATCAATTAGTTCATTTTCACCATCTACTAAAATTTTAAGTAGTGTTGTTAATGCAAATAATACAACTCTCGTAAATGCTTTAAATAATTTACGACCTACTTTATATGCTTATATTCCAGATACTTTAGCTGTAGATACAAATATCACTGCTGAATTTGAAATTAAATCTGCTCAAACTTTAACTATGAGTGCGATAGATTTACAAGCTAAAACTGGGCCTACTGACGCTGATTTAATAGTTGATATTAACAAGAATGGAAGTACTATTTTTTCTACAAGACCGCAAATTGCTGGCGGTGCTACTACTGGAGGAGGAAGTGCTGTATTTTCTACTACTACTGTTACGTCAGGTGATATTATTACAATAGATATAGACCAAGTTGGAAGTACAGTTGCTGGTTCTGATTTATCAATAGCTCTATCTTTTAAATTATAATATGCCAATATCTTTTATACGAAATTGCAGTTTTACTTTTGATGAAGTAGGAAACCAAACATCAATCTCTACTAATTTTGATGGTAGCGGTAATGATACTCTTTTAGTTGTTGGTTGTAGAAGTACTGCAACTGGAACTCAAAGAATTAGTGGTGTTACTTATGGGGGAGAATCTTTAACTTTATTACATCAATTAGATGTAGGTACTAGCTATTATGATTTTTTCTATAAAATAGGACCAAAAACAGGAACAAATACATTACAAGCTAATAGGGGGAGTGCGAGTGAAGGGTTAATATTTTTTAATGGGTGTTTATATGGAGGAATTAATCAACATAGTAATCCAAATGTTTCTGGAACAAACACTACGTCAAGTACAAGTATTACTAAAACATTAACTACAACTAAAAATAACTGTTGGGGTTTAGCGTTTTGTGTAACAAGTGGCTCAACTTTAAGCGTAGATGAAAATTTAACCTTTAGAACTTCTACTTCTTATCAATTACCTATTGGAGATACAAATGGTAATATTTCTCCTGCTGGAAATATTACAATGGGTTTTAATGTTACTCCAACTAGAGATATGGGAATAATTATGTCTTGCTTTTCCCCAGCTTTAAAACCGCAAGTTTCTGGGTTCTTATTGTAGAATTTATATAATTAAGATATAATAAGTAAATGAAACATTTGACTAAAGAAGAACGAAAGGAAATTCTTGATAAGATTAATGAGATTATAGAACGTGGGACGTCCCGAGGGACAGCGGTTGCTTTGGCTTCAAAGGAACTTGGACGTCCTTACGTTACTGTTAAATATCACTTTGATAAATGGTTAAAAAGAGCGTTAAAATATACAGTTGGAAATTAATATGCAGAATATAATTATTTATAGTTTGAAAAGAAGTACTGGAAAGGCTTAACGCTAATCTGGTATTTTTTTTGGTTATTTACAAACTGAAATAATAAGTTTATATTTATATTAACAAAAAGATAGTTCAGTGAAGTTTTTGAGAAAAATACTCGTATAAAAACCGTTTTTTAGTGTTGGGCTGGGTTACGAGCCCTTTTCTCCCCAACACTAAGAGACGGTTTTTTTTATGCAAATATATTTAACTAAAGATAAACTACCAAATGCTTGAAAATATAGGTTTGGTGGTTTTTTTGTGGTTAAAATACCGACTGGGGTTTAAATAATAGCGGTCGGTTCACAGATAAAGCTATTAGCGTAAGCCTGAAAGTATCTTGTAGGTATAGGAAACGTAAATAATCACCGTACAGCAGAGCTGTGGCTAGGTGGTTAAGATATAAATGAAACTAAGTTATATCTTTTACAGACACTAACTAGAATCTGAGAGAAAACAGAATAAATTTTAGTTTTAAATACTTCTGAGAAAAGGGGGTACAGCCCTCTTGTAATCTTGAGGTATATTTTATTAACGAATATGTATATAAAAAATTATAGTGAGTTCTTAGACTCCAAAGAATGGAAAAACTTTAGGATTTGGCATTAAAAGGATTTATATTGATAAAAAAACAGCAAAGAAAAGATTTTTAAGAAGTTTTGAGTGTTTACTTATATATACCAAAGATATAAAATAAACCTATGAAATTACTAGAAATAAAACTGTTAG